GTCGGCGTTCTTCATGAAAAGCAGGGCGTCCACAGAGGACGCGGTGGAAGTGCCGGCACCGTGTCCTAGAATAGCTGGCAAGGTGCGCGCCCCCGTGGCCATCTTGGCGTCGGTCATACCGCCCAACACAGTCCACTCTTTGTCGAGCGTGGTGTTGCCGTTGTTGAGCAGTTCGACGCCAAGTGTGCTGAATAGCACCAGCGCGTCCTCGGGTCGCAGCCCGTTGATTTTCGACTCGATGTCGGAAATCACGCTCGACATGTAGCCGGCCAGCTTCTCTGAGTCGTGTGCGTACTCGGGCGGAATATTTTTTCTAAATTTGTCTTCGTCAATGGTCACGGTCATGCGAGGATGAATCACGCGTTTCACCACGCGCCGCAAGTCGTTCATGAGCTCCGCGGAGAACTGCACCGGCTGGATAGCCGCCTCGAGCGGGGAGTCGCTATACGCCTCGAGCAGCGACTGGTCCAGGGCCACATAGAATACCGTTGGCAGGTCTAAGTCAACGTCTACACCGCCCAGCTTTTGAATCGGGCGCAGCCACTTACCGCTCTGATCGGCGATGAACTTTATCTGTGTGACTGAAACGGCTGACACCTGCCGAGGTAAGCGCCCCTTGTCGAGCACAAGCTCTAGGCAGCAAGACCCGTACAGCAGGAGCTCTTTCGCCAACGACTCGCTCAACGAGCGAAGAGATTGGATGCTACTAAACCCATCACTGTAGTCCTGGACGACATCAAAGCGCACCAGCAGCTGCTGTAGCAGCGACGTGGCGTCGCGATTAAATGACCCGTCTAGGTTCCTTGCTACGGCCAAATACTTTGGCGTGATAGCCGTGCGCAGGAACGCGCTGATAGACGCGCTTAGGTCAGGGCTCGCAGCAGAAAAGTCTCGTATGACCTGGCGAGTAGACTGGCCACCGCGGTAATCCTCGATGTTTGTCGTCGCCAGGCGCCGATCCGACTCCGGCAAGACCGAATCGTTGGGCTTGGCTGTCTTCAGGTACGACGGGATTGATTGCTGGTTGGGTTTAACCTTGGGCGGGTCTTGCACGGGCAAGACCCCGCTGGTCTTGCCTTTTGGAGCCTTGACCGCAGCGGACAGCTTAGTGAGCCATTCAAACATTCTGCACCCCTTGCTGTTTTTTTAGTCCTAGACCCGCTTTTGTTGCAGCCACTTTCGCGCGATGCGCAGGGTCCTTCCACATCTCTTTTCTAGCCTCTGACATCTTGGCTTTGTATGCGGGGTCTTTCCACATTGCCTCCCGTGAAGCTGACATCTTCTCGCGGTGCGCGACAGTGCCCCACAATCTGAGCTGAGCTGCGGACAGCTTTTTTAGCGTGGACGGGTCTTCACTAGCAGCCTGCCTAGCGACAAGCATGTGAGCCCGGTACTCTGGGTCTTTCCACAGGCCCCGCTGAACGGCAGCCATGCGCTTACGCCGAGCGGGGTCTTCCCACATCTTAAATTTGGCCGCGGAAGCCCGCGCCCTACCCTCAGTCGAAAGCTTCCTACCCTTCATAGGAGAAACAGCAGATGTAGCCGTATTAAACCCAACCTCAGGATTACAGCAGCCTGTAAAGTCCAACCAGTACTGCTCTGCCCACAGCAGTCGAAGCTCTGGTGCGACTTCCACTACAGAAAACACGAAAGAACCCTCGCCATACTTACTCCACGCGCGCTGGAGGTACGGTGAAGCGTGCTTGCCTGCACGCAAAGACCTCCAATGCTCTTGCTTTCTGCGGCACAAGTTCGAGCTCGACCCGAGGTAGAACTTACCCGTAGGCACGCAGACAATCTCGTAAATTCCGCAGTTTGCGGCTTGGGTAGCGGGCATTTTGATGCCTCTTGTTTTTATGCTGCCAGCATACCCTGCCAGCCGGGGTCCGACGAGTGTCCTAAATAGGCGTCTTCACCTTGAAGCTCCCAACGTAGGACGGAATCATGATCATGCCGCGGGACACGCCGCGCAACTGCATCGCCAACCAGGTGTAGAGCAGGGCGAAGTGGAAGTGGTCGTCGCCCTTGGAACTCTTTTGCCAGGTAAAACTGATCTCGTCGTCTGAGGTAAAATTTTTAATTCGCTTCATGTCCTGCAGGTGGGCGGTCACCGTATCTCGGTTCCCGTCCTCGACGAAGACCAGGTTGCCGGAACGCACGAAGTCCATAATCACGTCCAGCGCGCGGTTGCGGTTCACGTTCAACTGCCGTATGTCGAGTTGGCCCTCGTCAGCGTCTTTTTCCTTCTGCTTCAAGGTGTAAGCCTCGATGCCCTTCGAGGTGACGAAGATCGAGCCGTACAGATTCGGATCCTGGTCCTGCAGGGCAAGCACGGTCTCGACGTAGGGTTGGGTGTCCATCACAGTGATCGACACGCGATACTGGCGCGCGAGTTCGACCTTGCGCTCGCGAACGCGGCTCACCGGGATCACCTCGGTATGCACGACGACCAGGCGGCCATCAGAATCGACACCGGCCACCATGGCGTGGCACATCAAGCCCATGTCAAGGCCCATGACGTGCGTCGTGAACCCCGGCTTCTCGCCGCGAACGTAGCAGGCGTCGACGTCGGCCTTGGTGAGCGTGGTGTCCTTGTCCTCGGCCGGCAGGCCCAGGTTGAAATTGATGAAATCCACGTATCTACGGTATTTCGTCGAAGAAATTACCAAATCTGCGCAAGAAATGACCTGTGGCGCGTCGAAAGGCTGTATCTGGAAGCCAGCGGCCTCATAAGTGTCATCCGGGTTCTCGATCACCCACTCGCGGTGCGCGGGCGACAAGTCTGGCGCGCCTCCGCAGGACGGGCATGCCAGGTGCGCTTCCGGCACGCGGTACTTGTGCAGGTTGTCCTGGTTGATCTCGCGCAGATCGCCGGTGAAGCCCGGGATCTTGACGTGCTCGAAGTAGTCGGGCAGGAAGAAGAACCCGCAGCGGCTGCACTTCACGAAGTTCCAGTGGCGCCGCGACGCGTCGAAGTCCGCGGAGATGCCGTACTTCGCGACCGTCGGTGTGGACAACCGCAGGCGCAGCTTCCAGCGCGAATGCGTCAGACGGGAGTGGTAGGTCGACATCACGCCCGGGTCGGAAAAATCCACCTCGTCATTCACTATTCCGTCGGCCGGCACCGAGATGGCGGCATTCTGTCCAACCGTGCCCTTGATATAGAGGAAGCTGTCGTTGAATCGCTTGATCTCACTGTTGTCCGCCGTCGAGCTGACCGAGTTCGACAGGGTGGGGCTCGTCTGAATGAGCGGATCGACTCGAGTCTTGACGAACGACTTGGCGAAGGTCGCCGTGGGAAGTGTATATATGATGGTGGAGGAGGGCAGGACGTGCAGCACTGCCACCGTCCACCGTATCGAGAGTTCGCTCAAGCCTATCTGGCTGCACTTCCTAACGTACTTCTCGCGGCTTTTGTCGCGCAGGATGTACTCTTGGAACTCGTGGTTGTGGTAGTTGTAAGGCTCGCCGCGCAGGAACGTATGCTCGCTCACCCAGTCGGCGATCATTGCGAGCGAGTAGGAGGATACGGTCTGCGCCTTCACGCGCTGCAGGTGCTGCGCGAAAACGGCATCGTGATCGGCGGGGGAGCTCACCAAGCCGCCAGCAACATAATCACGAGACCCGCGATGATCAGAGCGTCGCCCATCACTTGCCGCCCCGCGCTTCGGCATAAATCTTCTCGTAGTTGGTGAAGAAGGCAAGCTGCTGCGCCTCGGGCAGGTCGCGGATCGCGCGCACCAGCGCCAGCTCCAGCGCTTTGATGCGCTCGGAGTTGAACAGCGAGTCCTGCAGCTTGGTCAGGTGCTCGAGCAGCGCCGTGCACGAGTTGGCCACCTGCGCCCGCTGGTTGGTCGGCACGTTCTGGTCGGCGATCACCGAGTTGAAAAGCGCCTTACCCTGCTGAAATTGCAGGACAAGCTCCTCCTCGAGGTCGACTTCGGCAAGTTTGCGCGGCGGCAGGCGCCCGTTGATGTCCTCGCGCAGTTGCATCAGATCGGTCAGCGAAAGATCCCGCAAGTTGATGCGGGACTGGCTCGCCGGCGCTTTCTGGAGTTTTTCTCCGGTTTCTTCTTGTTTTTGCACGTTTTCCTCTTATTTTACGTGTTTTGGCGCAATTAGGCGCGGATTTGGCGCAATTAGGCGCGGATTTGGCGCAATCCCTGCATATTTTGCGGCAATTATGTCGGTATTCGACTCATTTCTTCCTCCTGTACCTGTAAATTGTGCGCTCTGAGCAGCCCGCACGAGCAGCGGCGGTTGCTACATTCAGGCCGTCCACGCTTACTTGGAGGGCGGCGCGCAGAATTCTTCCCTGCCTGGCAAGATTGCTCTCTCGCGCGGCGGCCCGCGCTGCGCGCGTGACGCCTGGCGGCCGCGCTACACCGGCGTCGGCCATCAGCCGGTTGACGTGGCGGGGCGAGCACCCGAGCTCGGCCGCCGCGTCGGCGCGCGAGAGCGCACCGGCGGCGATCATCTTTAGTACTTTGCTAAAGGTGGAAGATTTCATGACAACGTCATTGTCTCATCTTTTCAACGGGCTAGGAAGGCGTTACAGGATCCCGGTAGTAATACTTGCCGCCCACCACTGCGAAGTCCGTCACGCTGATGCACTCCCAGTTGACGTGGCGCTTCTCCGTGTCGATGTGCGCCAGGTTGAAGTTCAGTGCCCAGCGCTCCCCGTTGGCGTAAGTGGCGTCGCGCATGTGGCCGGCGCCGCCCTGCACCCACTGGTACGCGCCGAAGCGCTCGTTGTGCTTGGCAAGCACGTGCCACTTGTGATGGTGGCCGTTGATGCCCGGCATGCCGAGAGCGGCGCCCTCTGGAAAGTGGTGCGCGACCATGCAGCCCCAGTACACCTTGTAGTTGCGGCCGACCTGTTCCTTGATGTCCGACAAGGTGTACGCTTCGAGGTCGGCCTTGGCG